AACACTACCTGAACAACATGCGATACTAGCAGTCGCTCCAAATCTTAAACTAGCTGTTGTAGGTTCTCTGTAATCCCATATTAAATATAAATACCTATTATTCGAAGGGTTACTATAAGTGAATGATGCTTGAAATAAACCACTTGAGGGGTTTGATATAGGTGTTGCAACCGCTGCTGCAGCGTCTATAGTTGCCCATTGTGTTGCGTTGTATTCTGTGTTTGAAACTAGATATTTAAATTTATTCACTCCAGTATCAAAAACAAAATCATCAAAGTCTTTTTTATTTGATTGTTCTGTCAAAGTAGAACCACTAACAGGAAATAAACCTATAGAAGACTGGCCATCAGTAGGGCTATTTAAAGAATTTTTTTCCCACAAATACTGATTGTGTACAAATTTACCATTATCGGCTGGGCTAGTGAGAGCCATCTGTACTACAGTAAGTAAGTTTGTTGCAGGGCAAGATGGTGTTATATCAAATGATGCTGTGCCTGATGGAGTTATAGTAACTGTGGCTGTATTAGGATTAGCTAAATTTTTATCAAAATTTAATGTTCCATTACCAGTAATAGATTGGCTAATTACATTTGAACCATTCCAGTTTACAGTTAAATTTACTGTGCCTGTGCTAACATTGTAATTAAACGTTACAACTCCTTGGGCTGAGGTAAAGTCTACTATTACAGTCGTGACGGTAGTAATATTTTGTTTAGCTATATTAACACCACAATTAGTATTAGGTATAACTACAGGCATGCTTGAATCACTAGATGCTAATACATATTCATCCATATACGGATCGTATCCACCTAATTTAAATTTGTTAAAATTATTAATAAACATATCTCTGAAAAACGACCTCATTCCAATATCTGATATAACATTTAACTGTTCTTGTTGAGTGTTAGCTCCATTCAGCATTATTACAGCAGACCTTTTCGCGTCCGTAAAAAATTTATATGCTCCATATGACGCAAAACTTTCGGCATTGGAGCTTATACCATATTCTTCTACTCTAGCTACTTGATTTCCTAAAACCAGATTACTTGCTGTTACTGCACTATCTCCGCTTGTGGTTGACAATAAATCTTTATTTGCTAAAACATAACTTATTTTATCTTCTTGTAAAACCAATATATCTGTTTCTCTAGGGTATAGTATTTGTATAGGGCCGTAAGAAACTTCTAAATCTTTAAAGTTTGCTAAACCTAAATTAAATTCGTTCAATCTATTTATGTTTGTTTCTTCGTTATATATACCACTGTATGTTAAACTTGCAAGTCTATCCGCTTTTTTATAATCCTGTTGTGATACTGATGTTACACGCTGCCCTAAATTAAACGACTGACCTGTTAAAGAGTCTTCTACTTTAAAACTCTCTACTCCATTACCAAAAGCAAAACAATCAAAAAAACCTAAGTTGACTATGGCTGGCAACGATGATGTTTGATTTTGGTCGCCTGTTTGATTGCCAGACATGTGAAAATTATTAGTTATGTTATAATTAGTGTCGTCCTCAAAATAAATATCATTATCAACATCAATTGGTGTAGTTTCAAAAACCATTATTGAGTCGGCTATTTGCACTATAATTCTTCCTTCAACAACTGATCTCTTACCTCTGATACTGCCACATCCCGGTGTTCCAGAACTGACGCCTAAGAAAAGCTCATTGCTGTTTGAGGGTGTTGCTGAATCACTGGTAGTAAATTGATATCTGTTTTCATTAATTACTTTTGTAGGGACTGTACTATTAGAGGGGTTTAGAGTGCTTATATATACGTTCGTATTAGCCCCTGAATCGTCTTGACTAGTATCTATACCTCCTTTAAAATCTATATTTTCACCATTTACAAAATCAAACATATTGTTATAATCTTGATTAGCTTGAAACGTTCTGTTGTACTTATATATTTTACTTCCACAACCACCTGCCCCTGTTCCTATTCTTGTAAAATTAATATCGAAAGTTACTAAACTTGCTGCTGGGATAGCTAAATTTGTTTTAACTCCAGTCAAAGAAGTTTCAAAACACGGTATTAATATAGCGGGTTGGTTGCTGCTTTTTACTGTGCTAGCCACTATATTTTGTGTATCAAAAAAAGAATTTGCGTCTGATGTATCTACTGTAAAACTGGTTGGTTTTATTTGCATATATAAACCTGCCAATTCAGATATAAATGGATCTTGACCGCTTGTAATTATATTTGCACTAGGTGTCAAAAAGTTTTGCTCTTTTGCCTCTACTTCTAAAACCTCACATTCAGATAATACTGACCTCGGGCCTTGATTATCCCTTTTAACTCTGAGAATATCTCCTACTCTAACTTTGGATTGGTTTTGACCTTCTAATCTGAAATATACAGAGTTATCTATATCGTTTGAGTAATAGAAATTACTGTATATTGTTTCATACGGGCCTTCAGCTCTTTTAACTACAAATTTATATTTTGTCGCCCAAGTTGGAGGCTTTTGTGTGGTTGGTATTATGACTTGAATTTTATTTTGAACTATAGAATTACTAGCTGGAACAAACACAGTATTATCTGGAGATACCAATGCTGTTGTGCTTCTTGAATATTCATCCATGTAAACAATACCGACTTCGTAGTTTCTGTTACTATGTAAGCTTTGTATGCTGTCATTTTTTAAAAATTGTATCGTCGCTCTTGTAAAATTAAAATATTGATATAAAGGTGCTGCTGTGCCTCCTCCGCTATTGGTATCCAGAAACTTCATCGCAGGAATTTGTATCGATACATTGTCGCTCCCTGGGTTTGTTGTGATTAAGAAGCCTTGGTCAAGACCTGTGATTCCACTAGCGTTTTTTTGCCATGAAACATTTACATCAGAGTCTGATGGGTTTGTAATACTACAATTAAATGTATCAGTAAAACTTGTGCCACTAGCGCAATTTGCAACAGTCTGAAAGTGCTGTATTTGTGTTCCTATTGCAGCTTGAAAAGCGTCACTTGACGCCATTTCAAACACTGTATTAAAGTCTTGTGGTAATGTAAATACATTAGTTATCTCTGTCGATCCTTGCTGACCTGTTACAGTACTGTTATTTCCTGTATACTTGTTATGTATAAATTGTAAGTCTATGGATATGAATGAGCCTGCTTTTAATTTATTGTTTACTGAAGAAAAATCCATAACCACAGTAGACTGGCTTATAGTCTGAGATGAGTCAATAGTATAATTAACTCCATTTGAAAAACTTGTTGAGAGTTCTGTAATATCTATGTTCTCTGTAATAATTTCAGACTCAAAATTTATTTGACAAGTTGAACCGTTTGAATCTATTAAATCATTACCATCTTCGTAATTTCCATATATTAATCTATTACCCATTATAGTTTGCCCTTTAGCAACTAGCGGTACATTATCATATAGTCTTAAAAGCTCCGTATCAGGTAAAGTTGTATAGATTTTACTGTTAGTGAAAGTCTGTGTTTGTATAGAATTATCAGGCCACCCAAAGTCATCTTTATTAAATTTTTCTATTACATTTATAATGTTAGAATCTGAAAACTTAAAACACAAATCTATGCCTTTGACCAAATTCGACCCAGTGTTAAAACTGATTTCTACTGCATTGAATATGTTTTTCATTCCTATATTCAAATTTGTAGAAACATCTAATGAAAAAACTCCTGGCACAAACGCAATATCAGTAAATTGAGAAAGTGCGCTATACTCATCATCTAAGTATTGATATCTATATGCAAACGTAACCATTCTTGTTTCTAAGAAATTAGCTTCAGTTGCTTGGCTAATCATGTTTATGCTTGGTGCTTCTGCTGGAGGTTTAACGATTACTTTTAATTCGTTCGCTGTGACATTTGTATAATTCTTTGTTACATTTATTTTTCTGGGTGGATTTAAGTCGTCTGTAAAGAATAATAAATCACCGATTTTATTAATTCCTGTAATTAAATACTGTGCGTTAAAATTTAATACACTAGAAGATACAACGTGGTATCTTAATAATCCAGAATTTGTATTGAATGACACAATCATATCAGCTGTAGGTGAAGCTACAAACCAATAAAGGGTTTCATTTTCTCCATCTTCGTAAGCGCCAATACACAAACCATCAGTCAAAGGGGTATTATTATGTTTTAACGTTGTTAATTGAGTGTTGCCTTTTGAGTTTTCTACCGCTCCTATTTCAGTTGTTTCAGTAGAACCAAGTCTGACATTTACAGCATCAACATATTCACCTGGTGGAAGAATCCTTTCATCCACGCTTTTATTCATTCGACCTGCTACAAAGTTTGTTGTTACTATAGGCATATTACTTTATCCATTTAGACTGGCCTCTTAAATTCATTAAGAGTCGACCAGGGTGTATATTACTTAATCTAATTTTTGCATTACGAAGCAAAGATGATTTATCTTTTCTTGCTCTATTGACTATATATTCTTGTACTCCTAATCTACCATTCAAAATAGCATATTTAATATACGCATAAATGTATTCTTCAAAAAGTTTGTTTATACTGATGTTCGAGTCTGTTCCATTCTCCATTCCATCTGAAACATATTCCAAAACTATAGATGCGTTATTAGCTATGGAACTAAAATTAATTACACCGCTTTGTTTGTCAATAGAAAACGTTGGATTCATATTAGCTGTTTCTGTGTTTAGTCCAAACCTAGACCCAACTGCTCTATCAAAATACCAACAACCATCTATACAAACACCCTCGCATCCATGAAAAGGGCTATTTTGATTTAAATAAATAGATTTTGCTCCGCTATGAAAAGATATGTCTAGTTCAGAATCCTGCGGTTTAAGTACATTACCATCTTGATCAAAAAGTATTTTTGAATCATTATCCTGTAAATAGGCAGTAGCCCAACCAGTTTGTATATTTTCTGTTAATGGTAATAGTAGGCCATCCTTGTAATAAGATATTCTAACCCAATTTACATAATCATGCGGAAGAATAAATCTTAATTCTTCATTTAAGTCAAGTTGCAAAACTTTTATTTCTTTCATAGCATCATAATTCAACTCCTGTATACCACGTTTTGCGTGAAAAAGTATTTGGTATCTTTCTATGTTATTTACAAGAGAATTGTTGCCCTGATACATTAACATAAAATTATTTACAATTTCATCTAATGATACAAACTGGTACGTACCCCAGTTTTTGTCTACAGGTGTTCCTCCTGAATTATTATAATATGCAAAATCATTTATGTATGCCATATATTATCCTTGTGTTTGATTATCTAACATTTCTTCTTGTTTACCAAACTGATAAACATCTGCTTCTCTAATCTCAATACCTATGTATTGACATATTTTAGCGACTATATTTGGTTCGTCCGACAAAGGTAATTCAAAGTCTTGATAATCGGATTGACTGCTATCAAACTCTGGACTACCTGTGGTTCCTCCAACATTTAAATATGTCCATTTAGGCGGTGATGGATATCGTATGTACTCCGCACTAACTGAACCGTTTTGTGTAATTGTTTCAGGATAAACAGTAATCGTATTACCTAGCTGTCCTGTATCGCCATCTCCTGTAATTTTTGTCGTAGCTCCACCTAATACGTAAGCTGGATACCCTAATGAAGGTGCAGTAAGTGGAGAATTATTCAAATAAAATATTTTATTTTGATTAACTCTTTCTACCTCAACTATACCAGCTGTTGTGAATATTGCATAAGAATTTCCTACTGTTGCTGCTGCACCAAATGGATTAGCTGATAAAGTTAACTGGGTATTACTATCTACACTAACAACGTATGCGCTTGTACCTCCATAACTACCTGTAGAAGTATTTACTACATATTGACCTGCTTTCACAGTGCCAGTTGTTACAAAAGTTGCGTTTGCGTCTATAAGTTTATTTGTTGCTGATCCAGTTGTGACTGCACCAGAAATATAGTTAGGATAATAATTTACTTTATTTATAAAGTAATAATCATCAGGTAGATTATAAAAGTTACTTGCTTGTTGTTTTAAAGATTTGGTTACTGAAAAACTATCAATAACCTCAACTAAACTTTTAACTATATCTGCATATCCTGTTCCTGAAACACGTTGATTTTCTTTTGTAATCCAATTATTGTATTGATAAAAATAATTTTCAAACAAGTCCATTTGGGCTTGCTGTGCATACAAGTTAAAATCTTGTGGAGAAACATATCCGTAATTGTTTTTATTAGCTATTGCTAATACTGTGTTTCGGACACTGTTTATCATTACACCCATAACTAAAATTTGTTTATACAAATATAAGTAAAAAAAAAGGAGCCTAATTGTTTAAGCCCCTTCTAACTCTCTGTTAAGTGTAATTATGCCCAAGCTTCTTGTAATTGAGCGATAGCCGTTATAGGGTATTTAGGCTCAAGCACATAGAAAGGCTTCGTCCAGCTTGTTCCTAAAGCTTCTTCAATAGCATCTACGATACTATTAACTTGCTCTTTAGTTTTTGCTGCGTCAGAAGCTGTAGAAGCTGTTAATCTAACACCTAACGCCTCTGCTGCACCTGATGCTGTATGGCCTACCAAGTTGAAAAGAATATCAACTTGTGTATTAGCGCCAACCTCAACAGTTACAATATTGTGAATAGGAATTAAATAATGAGCATCACTTAAACTGATTTTTAGATATTTTACCATAGTTAAAAAATTTAATGGGTTAAACAATACAGCAAAGATACGCTTTCTATTTATCTTTTTTTAGACGTTTCTGCAAGTGTTTATATATCTCCAAACCTGCGTCACTTTGCATATAGCTTGCAACCGCATAGTCTCCTTCGTCTCCAAAAGGAACAGTCAATAACTTCTTTTTATTGTTAGGTAAGTTAAAGTATACATCTTTATTGTTGTTTTTGTATACCAAATACCCATTCATAAAAAATTGTTTGACTTCATCCTGTAATTGTAACATAGGGTCATTTATTGTGTCAATAAAATCAATAGGGTTTTGTTTAGCATAAATTAATATATCTCTTCTAAGTTGAGGTATTGTTAATTTTTCCACCTGTGCACCCATTAAGACTCTGCAAACCGATACCAGTTGATCTACCTCCATGGACTTTGCTATAACTAAAGCATCGACCTCAAGCTCTACCATTTCTAGTTCTTCTTGTGCATCTTTGCTTTCATCTATTTCTTCGAATACCATACCATTCGATGGATGATAATGTAAAAACTGCTGTAATACTTGATTTTCTCTAGGTACGAATAACATACCGTCTTCAAAAACTACAGGTTCTAAAATAGCATTACCATCTTGCTCATCTTCAAATGGGCTTTTTTGGTTTCTTGCATATCTAAGTGGTCTATTAATTCCTTGTTCTTCATCAAAATATAATAATGGAGAACGTGAAGAATGACGTGAACTCAACATGTATGCTAGTGGGGATTTACCGCCTTTTAATCTATAGGCTTTGGCTTTGTGTACTTTGTTTTTTTTCATTTTATTAAATTTAATTTGCGTTAAAAATAAATTCTACCCCTACCGAAGTAGGGGTAAAACTTATGTAAATATTAATCCTTAAATAAGAAGAAGTTGTTAGCACCTAAAGTACAAACAGCTCTTTCAGATAAGAAATTGACCTCCATTGCGTCAAGATCAGAAGTTCTTGCACCACCAGCTGAACCAGTAATCCAAGTTTTATATCTTCTGTCCTCAGTTTCTGAAGCTCTATATCTCACGTGTAAGAATGGTCTCTTAGCGTTTTTACCAAGGATTTGGTCATAAACTGTAGTAGAACCAGCAGGTACTAATAACCCGTTGATAACTCCACCACCTAAGTCACCTCTCATTGTAGGATCGTTTAGATATTTCCAGTCAGACTTATAAAAATCATAACCTCTTCTAAATCCTGTAAAGCCAAGATTTAAAGCCATGTCTTTATCATTGTCGAATAAACCGTATGAAGAACCGCCAGCTCCGTAAGAGTTTTGAGTTGCTAACATATCGTCAATGTCAAATGAAAACTGTCTGTCTACGAAAATTACATTTTCTTCAATAGAACCTTGCTTATCTAGTCTTTGGATAATGCTGTCGAATTGAGCTAAGTTTTGTGGGTTTCCACCTCCAAATACATTACCTCTGTCTTCAACAACAAAGAATACACCGTCAGAACCATTAAGGTTTGCTGCTGATAAACCAGCTCCTGTTCCTTGTAAGAAGTCACCTGCACCTGAACCTGCACCTGCTGGTACTGCTTCGAGCATAGCTGTTTCTAAGTAATCTTCAAATCTTAATCTTGTGTCGTGCTCAGACTTAAGATACCATAAGTATCCATTTACTCCGTCTTCGCCTGAAATTTCAATCCAACCAATCTGTGCCATATCAGAACCTGATACTTGGTACTTATCTTTGATAATAATTGGTTTGTTATCGAAAATTAAATCATCTGATTCGTTTGAACCTATCATTCCGTTTGTTCCTTTATTGAACTCAGAACCATAAATCCAAATATCACACGCTACACCTGCACCCATAGCTTGTCCTGTTGCTTCATAATAAGCAATAGTTACCACATTAGGGTTACCCGCTGTTGGAGCTACTGTAACAATACCTTTGTTGTGTAGGTTCGATCCTGCTGTTTTATCAGAAATCATTACTGTTTGTCCTACTCTTAATACTGCTTTTGCACCACCTGCTAGAGCTGGGTTAAAGTTTGATGTATTGTTTGGAATAGTCCATTGTGCACTTCTTGTACCAGCACCTGCTGCTGAACCTGATGTACAATCTTGGTATTTTACGTGTAATCTACCTTGCTCTGCCCATTTGATAAGGTCAGAGTTTGAAGGCATTTCAGCGCCTACCATTCTTAAGAATGATGCTACTGTTCTGTTACCATATCTTTCAAATTCTTTTTCATATGTATCTGGTAGATACTGATTCAAGAAATCAAAATTGGTAATATAATTTGTACTTAGTGGCACCTGCTGTGCAGATGGTTGTAAGTCAAATCCTGGGACTGCATTTACTGCCATAATTTTAATTATTTTAAATGTTTAACTTTTTTTAATACTTCTAATTTTGAGTCCTCTTCCGCTACTTTGGTTGCCAATGCTTCTGATTTTACGCCCATCTTTTATTGTAACTTGCGGTGATTGTCTCATTTCCATATTAATGTTTTTTGATTTTTTTGTAACATTATCTACGGCTGAGGAAACACCTTGGTCAAAAAAGTATTGCGCAAACTTTTCAGGGTTCATCGCTACAGATAAAGCTTTATGATAACCAGCTGCATCTTTCATTAAGCCATTTTCATCAGTGTATTTTTTGACAAAATTATTTATGTCAGACTGAGTATTTGATAGCTCTTCAGAAGTGCCAGGCTTATAGGTATATTTGTTTTCTCCTAATGTAAAATCAAAACCTTTGAAATCATTAGCAAAAACTTCTTTAGTTTTATTGAGAAAATAATCATAGCGCTTTTCTGCTGCCTCCTTAATAGTATTAGATTCGTCGATATATTTCTTGTAAGCATTTAAATTTTCTTGTTGATCTGCAGATAATCCATCCCCACTTGACTCAAGCGGAACTTTATACTTATCTTTTTGTTCGTTCAAAAATTTTCTTGCTTTTGCAAGCTCACGTTTCTTTGATAGTTTTTTTCTTTTGATATCTTTGGGCTCATCTAGTTCTTCATCAAAACCAAATTTATCGTCCATAATATCTTGAATATCTATTGCATCTAACCCTTCTTCGTTATATGCTATATATTCAGCTATCAAAGAATCATCATCCATGGTGTCAAAATCTCTTTGTGTTTTATAGAAATCTTCAATACCACGGCCCGTTTCTTGTTTGTATTTCAAATACATTGAAACGTCTTCAGGTAATTCGGGAGCTGATTCTTTTTCAGCTAACAAATCATCTACTGAAGTTATCTCCTTGTCATACCTATTTTTAATATATGTAAGAACGTCTTCGTCACTTAACTCTGACGAGGGAGCTTTTTCTTCATTCACTTCTTCGGCTACAGGTTCCTCTTTCTTTTCTTCTTTCACTTCTGTTGCCTCAACCTTTTCAGGTTCTGCTTGAGAGTCTTCAAACTTCTCTTCATGCTTTTCAAGAAGTTCTTGTTCAATTTCTGCTTTAGACTTTTCTTCAGACAAGCCTATGTCTTTTACTTTTATTTCCATTAGATTTAATTTTTTACAAAGTTATACAATTATTTATATTTATTTTAGATGGTTTTGTAGTGGTTATACAAATCCATCCCCAGCTTTTCACCAGTGCTTTTATCTGATTCGTAATGAACATTTGCCATTATTCTGCTTTTAGATATATTTTTAGCTGCCTTTTCAAACTCCGGTGTCATTTCTGGAAACATATCACTTAAGACTTCTTTTAATAAAAAAGCTTGTGCTGAATGTCCTGAAGGAAAAGCAGGAGTTTGTGCTGATGCCATTTTTACAAATGGTAAATTAATAGAAAATTGTTTTGCAACCACATTTGGTCTTTTTCTATTGTGATAATTTTTTATTTTCATAATCGGCTTTCTACTTTCCACAATTATTTCTTGCACTAATTTATCAGGAAACTTTCTTGTTCTATTTGAAAATAAGTTTTTAAAAACTTTAAATATATCATCAAACTTGTTAGCAAAACTTTTGTCCATAGGTTTTGACAAAAGAGATTTTATTTCTCCAAGTGTCTTTAAAGAATTATCAGGTGGGTATTTTACAGTTTTGTATTTATGCCAGTTGAAATTATCAAACATTACCTAGGTTCAAATTCAGCCAAATCAAAACCGTCCAAGCTATCTTCATTTGATTCAAAATTTATAGGCGGTAGATTATTTTTTCTCTGTTCAATTAATTTTGATTGTTGTGAGGATTGTTGGCTTATTCTGTTGTCTTTAGCTTTTTCCCTATTATTTTCTCTTTGTTGCAAACCATCTTGCTCTACCCCTTTGATTTGCATTTGAAACTGAAATTCAGTTGCCATTAAATTTCTTTTTAGTTCGGCTTCAGCTTTTAGTTTTTCTATTTCAAAAGCTATGTCTGCTTGCCTGTATTGAATTTTAGCTTGAGACTCCATTTGTATACGTTGAGCTTCTGTCTGTGCTTTTGCTTGTTGCGCTTGCATTTGCATTTGTGCTGCCACTTGTTGTTCTTGCATTTTCGCTTGCTGCTCTCTATCTTGTTTTTGTTTTCTTTTTAACTTTAATAATTGATTTGCCATTTTCAAATTATTAATTTCACGTATATCAATAGCGTCTTCAAGACTAATATCTTGTTTAGATAAAGCCATTTGAATATTAGCTTCTAGTAATGCTTTTTCTTCTTCGTCTGGCGCTAACTCGATAAATATTCCGAAATCGTATATGTACAATTCTTTTATATCTTCTAATATTTTTAAATTATATTTACCTATCTGCATAGCAAATTCATCTTTAAAATCAGCAAATTCCAATATATCTGCAGTCCTAATTGACAAGCATTCAGCTAATGTACGGGTTATATACAAACTACCATCTAGGATATGTCGTGTAGCTGTGTTACTGTTTAATGCTGCTAATTTTTGTACACCCACTAAAGAGTTAGGGTCTGGAGTAGAGCCATCACGCGCTTCGTTGAGTCCGGTAACAGCTCTAATCATATCCAAATAGTGATTATAATTTTGAATTAACATTTGCATTTTACTAGCACCACTATTAGCTGTAAGCTGTTGAATAGGCACTCTTGCATTATTAAACTCGCCATCTTGTGTATAGCTTCTTCCTACAACACTACCTGTTTGAAAATATAATCTCAGTGCGTCTTCAGGATTGTAAGCATTACCAGTACCTAAATCCACCTCGTTTAATCCATCAGCATCTATGAACACACCATCGGGCACAACTCGTGCTACAACTTGTTGAATTTTTAAATGAGTCATTTGAATTAAATCTGCAAACGGAATCATTCTTTTCACTAAGCTTTCAAATACACCTTTGTACATTCTAGGCGCACAAGCTATGTAGTTTGGCATAGCGAATTGATTTGATGATTTAGGTCTAACCATATTTTCTGAAAGCTCCCATTTCAACATTATATTTGTTCCCATCACCATAATACCATCGTACCATACATCAATTTTTTTCTCCACCCTTTCAAAATTTCCTTCCTCCATCATTTCTACTGGTGGATTAAATTGGTCATCTTTCTCAACTGTTTTATAAGAACCGTCTGCTAACTTTTTTCTTTTATACACAAACGAATGAGTGGTTTTGTAATTAAAATATAATATAGTAGCTGTGTCTCTATAAAACATACTGTTTTCAAAAAACTGCTGATTATTGTAATAATTATACCATGATTGACTATACTTAGCAATTTTATCCAAATCCTCATTTGTAAGACTTGGGTCTATTTTTATAAGTTCCGTCATAGGAACAGTTTTAATTTCGCCCCAATAAAAACAATCTTTAAAATAAGGGTCTTCTGTGTAGCTATAAACTACATTTGCTGGGTCTACATAATCTATAACTACGCCTTGACCCGCAAGAAACTGATGTTTTGTAATACCTATACCAATAGTGGCAATATCGTAATCAACTCTACTTCTAGTATCATTGTAATGATTTTCATCTAGCAAAGTATTAATCGCTTCTTCTTCTGCTATTTCAATAGCTGGTTTGTATTTCATTTGCATGAATAACTCCATCTCTTCATCAGTCTCAGGTAAATCTTCTTCAGGCGTACTAAATACATTGATACCAAAGTCAGATTCAATTTGATTGAATAAAGGTTTGGCTATCATATCTCCCTCTACTGCTTGCTGAAACTCATTTCTTTTTTCTGCTGACATAGCGTCTTGAGCATAAGCATTTACTTTAAATAATCTATCGGCCATACCGTTTACAACTATATCTACAAATTTGGGAATTATAGGAACTGGATTCCAGTCTAAGTTTAAGTATGATAAATCACCATCTATAGCTAATTCGTTTTTATATTTTGCTATTGATTGCTCACCTCGTGCGTACAGGCGTAAGCGCATGAACTCAGCTGATTGATTATAGAATCTGCACGATCCGTTATCCCTGCGAAACCATTCGTATTGAATAGCTTGTCCTATTTGTAAACCGTATTCTACTGTGTCTTTTACAGCGTCTGAAGCAAACTGGTCAGGGAAGGCAGCAGCTTGAATGTTTATTTCTACTTCTTTCATCTATTAACTAATTGACTCACTGAGCTAGTATTGTTATATCTTGCAAAGTTAATGCTTATTTTTGATTGTTTTTGAATTGGAGTGTACAAGTGTTTTTGATTTGCCATAATTGCTAATCCAGAACTTATAGAAGCGTCATATTTGGTTCTATTAGATATATCAAACTTTGCCCAATCTTCTAGTGTTTTTTGAAAATACATTCTACCAATTTCATCTTTATTTCGGTTTACACCCTCAAAATCAAAACCTACGTGTTTCTCAATATAAGACTCAATAGCCGAAGCATGAGACTGTTTTACATCTTCCGAGGTGTTAGGTATACCACCCAACTCTCTTTCTGTTTTTGATAATTTGTTATATGTCTTGTCTGGCCTATTCAAGCTAAACCCTCTATATCCTCTATTTTTAAAATGATACAGTAATCTAGGTTTATTGTTCTCGCATAAAATAGGCATGCCATAAAATACACAAGCCATTAATACTTCTTCAAAAAATATCTCCGCTGTCTGTGGTCGAGCAATGTACTCTAAAAAAAATTCGTTACTCGGAGCGTCATCCATGTTAAATTTTGTTAAACCATGTAAAGCTCCGTTTGAACCCTTTCCAACAACCACTCCAGAAATATCATACGAATCACAACCAAATGATCCGATATGTTCATTACCTGGATATTTTTTACCGTTCTTTAAAATAATACTATTTTGAAGACTGGGTTTAGGAATGTAAGATACAAAAAATCTACCTCTTTTATTTGGGCTCCATATTACCTTAGAATCTTTAATTCCATCCTTCCAATGAAACCCACCTTGTGTTACATGATGAGCCATATTAATAGAATCATTATAATCAATTTGCTGGTATATTTTCGTTAGGTTGAATATAGATTGTTTACTTTCATCTCTAAAAGCATGCGATTCACTTCTAGGAAATTGTCTGTAAAATTCATTTAATGCGTCAGGATCTGATGCTAATGATTCCACTTCATTCTCCCAGTAATCAATAGCTCCTTGATAAATAAATTCTTTATCAATTCCTTTCACTGGTGTTTGAGGTGTTTTAAATACAGGCATGCCATATTGGTCAATAAAACCTTCCATATTCCATTCCATTGGAATAAATAAATTATACAATCCGCTTTTTGTTTGACCGTTAGAGTTTCTGTTTATACACCATGAAGATTCGTACAGATCTTTAAAATTTTTACCACCTTTATCTAATGCGTTTGATGTTGACCCCATCATACACTTTCCGATAACTTTACTACCTAACCGTAAACATGTTTTTGTAACACGCCAGTTGTTTAAAATATTTTCAGGTCGCTCCCATTTTCCACTTTCATCATGTATAAGTAACTGTAGTTTTTCACCATCATAACTGTTGTCAGAAGTGTTTTTCCAATCAATAGTGGTGTCTAATCCTTCTAGTTCGCTTTCAGCAACTACGTACATATTCTTTTTTGTAATCTTAGATGCTGGAACTCGGTAGGCTAATTCTGTTTTTGGTTTATCCATTCCGTCTTGTATGGGTTTAAAAAAGAATGGATAGTTGTTGCTAATAGGAACTATTTTGTCAGTAAACATCTTTTTTGCATCCGAACCAGTTTTGGATAATATACCTATTCTGGCGTCTTTCGTTATTGTAGCTGTGTTCACTCCTTCGCAAGAACTCATAAAAGAAAAACCTGAACGTCTTATTTTTAAATAACACATACCAAACGAACGTTTATCTGCCTTGCAAGCTTCCCAATAAATATAAAATATTCTATTTGCTTCTCTAAAATCTGGATGCCCTACATCAATCTTAGTCCATTGTAAATACATGTAGTGTGTTCCTGTAATGTAAGTTGGAACTCCGTTGTTCATAAACCAGAAACCATCCTCTCTTCTATCGAACTCTTGCTCTATAAAATCTACCCATTTGTTTTTGAAAACCGACGGGGTTTCGTGCCATTGAAATATAGACTGTATACGTTTTAATTCTTTGGGTAAAACTTTTGGTTCCCAATATTGATTTATCTTTTTGTCACACCTTTTGTACACATCTTTTGGTGCTTTAGGTAGTGCTATTCGTAGGCCATTAATATTTATAACATCATTTATTTGACCTGATTTAGTAATTACAACAATATCATATTTTTCATTATATCCATACTGCCATGTTCTAGCTTTGTTTTTGCTTGACAAAACATTCTTTGGCACAACATCATAAAGTGTCGTGAATAATTTATTTTGATCTTGATTCTGCAAATCCTTTTGGTATATTTTTTGTTTTTACATCATTACCTTCTAGTAAATCTTTCTCATCTTCTATTCTTTTTAATATTTCAAACGCATCAAATATTGCTAGTTTTTTAGTTGCAGCTGCATTTTTTAATCTATCTGCTGCTAACTCATCATCTTTATCGTATTTAATTATATCTTCTTTTGCAACTTTTATTAATTGCATAACAGCACGTTCACCGGCTTTTATGATTTGTTCTTTGATTTCTTTACTCGTCATTTAAAACCATTGTTATATTGTTAGTAAACATTCTATATAATTTTTCACCGTCGACTTCAAACTCATATTCACTGTCAGGAGTAAAGGATATTTCGTCACCAACTTTAACACCCAACATTTCCAGGTCTTTATTAATATATTTCATCAGACCTATCAAAGGTTCTTCTTTTCCTGTTTTACTAAGATAAGATTTTTTTACAGGAACAGGTTTTACAAAACAATACTTTGAATGTGAGCGCCACTCTTTATGGTCGTAATATAAAAAAAACTGGTCATTGTCAATAAAAAACAAATCGTCTCTAAAAAAACTCCTACCGCTTTTTTCAACACCTTGCATGTCATAATAAAATTTAAATACATTATGATGTACTAAGAGTATATCATTAGGCTTAATCTCTCCTTTGTAGTTTATAGGTAAACTAATTACCTCTGCATACCTATTGGAAGATTTATGATTTTCTAATGAAACGTTAGTTATTATGTCGACACCAGATATGTTTTTTATATTATTGTACCTTTTTCCACTTACGGGTCGCACAATAAAACTAAAAGGGGATTGCATTAAAAGTTAATATTGTATTCTAAAGATATAGGAAGAGTCATTTTAAATTCCTTCCAAAGTAAAAGCTCATTGCTTTTTTCAATCCAAATTTTGTATGACTGTTCTTTAATGTCTTGTTGAATTAAATGAATAACATATGTGCCACCTAAAACTTCTTGACCAACTATGTAGTGCATAGCACCAGACTTATAGTCGGCTCCTATAGAAATTTTTCTGATATCCATTGATTAAAATAAATTATCAACAGTAAGCTCTCTGTAAAATATATTAATACGTAAAATACCGTTACCTTGAGTAGGGTTACCAATATTGGTTAGTAATAAAGGTGAATTTTTTGCCAAAACTCCTGTGCCTATTGTTTGTTTTACAATTAAATCTGATGTTGAATTTATTGTGGATGCAGGAATAGTTGTAATATTAACATTATTCATTTTAACAATAGAATCATTAATAAAATTATATTCAGTGCTTCCCACATCCATAAATACATCCATAGATAATATATCTAAAACTTTATTGATACCAGGGGCTGTAATTAATGTAACATCAGTATTTTGTAAATTCTGCAACTCAACATCTTGAACCGATATGTGAGCTGTGACTGTTTCTATTCCAAACAAAGACTTTACGTCTGATAATTGAGTAGATTTAGTAAGAAGGCTATCGTTCTTATCACTCAACACAAAGTAATCGTCCAGTTTTGGCTGGATGTTTGGATAAGCTACTGTGTTACTAATTTTTGCCATATCTATTTAACCTGCTCTGCCTCTTCTTTTACCACTTGTTTTACTTCTCCTGTAGCTATATCTATCGAAGCATTTTCACCGTATTTTTCAGACAATGCTTTTTCGTCTACAGCAAAAGCTTTTCTTAGATCGCTAATGTTATCTACGAGACCTAATATTCTTAAGACATTATCAGCTATATCTAATTTTGCTTTTGTAAAATCTTGATTTAAATTTTGAATTCTTTTTAATTCTTCTTCTGTTAATTTAATTTGACTCATTTTAATTTATTTTATATTAAGATTCAAATATACTAATTATATTTTATTCTTCTTTATTGTTTTCAACTGGTGGATTTGGATCGTTGAAAGTAAAGTATAAATTTTCATCGACAGGATTTTTTTCTAAATCCACTTGCGCTTGTATTGATTTTTGAAGTGTTACCACATCTACCCCTTTTTCAAGCCAGCTTATCACCACATTTTCAAAATCTTGATCATCTGCCCATGGTATAAAAGGAGTGTTAGGGTCATATTCAACTCCCAAAGTTCCAATTACACTGGAGCTATATTTTCCTTCACTGCCTGTGTATGTATAATGAATAGTGTAAATTACATTATCATGACCTTCGTCATGTATTTTTGCGTCTAATTGATTTATTGTCCATTTGTATGCTAGTGCCATAATTATTTTTTTTACAAAGTTAATTATTTATTTTTTTGTTTTAAAGTTTCTATTTGTTTTTGTAAACCATCTATTTGTTTTTGTTGTTCTTTTATAGCCTCAAGTAATATTGGCGCTATACCTTGATGTCTCATAGAAAGCATACCGTCTTGATTTTCTCTTACAAGTTCTGGTATAACTTTCTGTACATCTTGAGCAATAAATCCAATATCATGTTTCCATTGTTGTAAGTTAATAGGGTTTCCTTCTTTATCTAAACATTCAGTTTTTTCTTTCCAATCAAAAGTAACTCCATTAAGTTTACTTACTTTATCTAAAGCTGACTCGATAGGTTTTATGTTTTCTTTTAATCTTATGTCTGATGGTGATCCATAAGCAACTACATCACCTTTAAATGTAGCTGTTCCGCTTAATGTAACTTTCATTGTAACATTATTAGAACTGCCGCCACCTTGATATATTACAAAACTATTTCCAGAATCAAAATTAAGAAAGTTAGATCCTGCTGTGCTAGTAAATAGAATATCGGAATATGAGGTGTTGCTTTGGAATCTAGTTGAAGTACCATTACTGGAAACATGTAATTTAGTAGAGGGCGCAGTTGTTCCGATTCCTACGTTTCCTGTAAAAGTTGTAGAAGAAGAGTCTATTTTTATTGTGCCACTATTTTGTGATCTTATTTCAAATATACTTCCACTTGCAGTTGTTCTAAAAGTTGCAGCATTATTTCCATTATTTGCCACTAAATTCATTAATATACTTGCTGAAGCATCAGGAGAATTAAAAGTTCCAACATTAGCACTTAGGTTACCTGCAAATTTTCTATTTCCTTTTTGATATACTTTGTATACTTTCCATCCTGATATTCTACAAGCTCTTGTTCCGCTACCAGCTCCATAGTTAAATAGAGCTAGGGGTGACCAATATTTTGTTCCATTTTCAAATGTACCAACAGTACTTGCACTAAAGCCACCAATATAACCAGAAACTTTAGTCCATGAATTACCTGGGTTTGTATTAGACATAACCCAGTACCCATAAGAACCAGGATGTCCACCTAAACTTGAAAAGCCTTCATTAAATTCATTACTACCCATGTAATGACGTTGATCTGTTCCTACATTTTGAATGTAACACTCCATGTAATAGTCGGCTTGAGTAGGCGAATCTGTTTCTACTGGTAAGTATGGAAAACCTGAATTATATACACCACCTACATATACACCACCCGATAAATATAAGCACCAACCTCCTGGCGCTAAGGATGCTTGTCCACTAGTTTGATCCCAATATACTTCAGAAGTAGTTTTACCAAATAAATTAGCAATTTCTTGAGATGACATTGTAGGGTCT